CATGTCCTTTCAGACCTCCCGCAAGGGGGGTCTTTTTTTATGTTTACAATACTTTGTGTAGTAATTCATACAAAAATAACATGTTGTTTAGTGTGGTCAGAAAACGCACACAATTAATATAAGTAGTGATGGAGTTAAGCGAGGTGGCAAAATGAATTCAAATCTCCTCTATATCATGCAGTAAACGTTACGGGAGAGTAGATCATGCATAACATAATCTCACGCAGTCAACTCAACGAGTGGCGTCACTTTGAAAATACACTAGACGAATTTGAGGTAGAGAATCAAAAAATCGATGATTACTACGAGTGCTTGATTGAGTGCGATGTTTTGGGGCAACACGTCTGTAAATCCATTTGTAAGAGGATACTCCTATGATCTAAAACGTATAAATAAAACTACCGTGTGAAGGAAGTGCTCAGAGGGGTTTTGCGACCCCTCTTTTTTATGCCTAAATATTAGTGGAACAAGAAGACACTGATGGCAAACTGGTATCAAGACCAACTAACAAATAGAAACTTTCTGTCTCCTATTGGATTTTTATTCATTTTGGATAAAGCAAAGAAGGTATCTTTCTTGTGTCAAAAAGCAGAGATTCCTACTGTTGAACTGGGGCAAGTTGACATTCCAACCAGAGGTTTAGTTCCCATCCCAGTTGAAGGGAATATGCGCTACAGTGATTTCACTATCGAATTTATTGTTGATGAAGACTTAGAAAACTATATGCAGTTGCATAACTGGATGAGAGCATTGGGAACTCCTCAAGAGTTAGCAGAGAGAAAACTTTGGAATGATGCCAATCAAGACTCTCTTACTCAAGATGCTAGATTTTCGGATGCAACACTACAGGTATTAAACAATAACAATATCGCAAATTTTGATGTAGTATTCAAAGATATGTTCCCTGTAAATTTGTCAACATTATCTTTTGATGTTACTGGTGGTGATAACGATTACTTCACTGCTACAGCAACATTCAGATACACACTCTACGAAGTAAGAAACACGAACTCACTAACCCGAAGATGAACGACGATCATTTACCTGAATGGAAGCGCAGGGCACTTGCCGATCCTAGCGTGAAATACAAACAAGCTAAGATTATTATGGAGGGACCTAAGTGTTTGACTGATGCATGGTTCCTTCAAGCAATGAAATTTAAGTATACTTTTAGAGATTGATTATGCTATTCCCTACATTATGTGTTGATGGATTTTTTCAAAATCCCGATCAGGCGGTATCTATAGCAAAACAATGTCCTATGAACAGGACATCAGATCGACCAGGAACCCGAAGTCCTTGTTTGTCTACGGTAAATATTGATTTTTATAATTATGTAAATACAAAAATACTTCGGATCTTTTATCCTCAGCAAGATTTTTCTTACATAGCACATACACATTTTCAATCAACCTTTCCTGATGAAAATACTCTTGATAGTTGGGTGCATACAGATGAAGATTATATGCTCACCGCAATTGTGTACTTAAATCATTGTAGTGTAGGAACCTCAATTTTCACAAGAAAAAATGAATTTGCGATTCCGCAATTCGCAGGAGATATAAAGCATAATTATTTTGCAAACTATGAATCTGTTGATCGTCAAGAAAGAGAAAAGATAGAGAAAATCAGAGAAGAAATAAATTCTCAGTATGATGAATCTGTCAATATCAGGGGCAAGTACAATAGATTCATGTGCTTTGATGGAAACTCATATCACACAATTCAAAAGGGTAGTTGTGATGAAGAAAGATTGATCTTGATTTCTTTCATAAAAGACGTTAGACTGATGGGAACTAAAACTATATTCCCTGTAACACAAATGAATTCATTATGAACTTAGAAAAACTGCAAGAGATGTGGAAGGGCGATTCCAAATTGGATGATGATCTTCATGATAATGATTCTTTAGCGATTCCTCAACTCCATATGAAATACATGGAGTTTCATAATACTTACTCTCTCATGAAGAAGGAACGTGAGATAGAGATGAAGCGTCTAATTAAAGAGAAGTGGTTATATTATAAAGGAAAGGCACCATCTTCTGTTTACAAGGAAATGCCGTTTGATCTCAAACTTACCACTAAGGAAGAGATCTCGATGTTTATTGAAGCAGATGAAGAGATTGGAAAACTCCAATTCAAGATTGACTACATAGACCAGGTGCTCTTCTTTCTTGATGGTGTGTTGCGTATGATCAACAGTCGCACTTATCATATCAAAAACGCTATTGAATGGAAGAGGTTTCAAAGTGGGTTCTGATAATGAATTATGGATTATATTTCAAGGAAGTATCATTCAACAAAGCAGCAATGAATGTTGTGAGGAATGCGACGAGTTCGCCAGACCTCAAGTGGAAAAAAGGATCTCTGCATAATAGCAGTAGAGATACAAGAAGTTCTGAAGTGACATGGTTGGGAGACAGAGATCTCTTGACCATGCTTCTTCGTATGGAAAAAAGTGTAAATAGATCCGCTGGTTGGAATTTAAATATCACTGGCATAGAACCAGTGCAGTTTGGTATCTACGGACAAGGAGACTTTTATGACTGGCATGTGGATCAACATCCAAGACCTGTCAGGGGAATGGTGAGAAAAATTAGTATGTCGCTTTTCCTGAACGATGACTTCTCAGGAGGGGAGTTTGATTTGGAGATATATAATCCAGGAGCAGATCCCAGGTATAAGACCTTCAAGTCAAAACCAGGGACTGCTATTTTTTTCCAAGGGGATCAATGGCATAGGGTTCGCCCTGTCACTTCTGGATTGAGAAAGTCACTTGTAGCATGGTTTTATGGACCTCCTTATTCGTAAGAAGAAT